TATATTATTAACGACTTACCTGAAGCAGTAGGAGAAACAAGAAGAGTCCTATCTCTGGCCAAAGCATGGGCGACAGCATTAATTTGATAATCACGGACTTTGAGACTTTTCCCTTGCGATTTGGGTTTGAGACTTTTGATAAATCCTCCAGCACTCTTGCGATCAATATTCCTACCATTTTCTACTCCTTCTTCTATTATATAGGAAATATTGTTACTATCACAAAATTTCTTAATGTATGATAATAGGCCTACATATATTTCTCCTGTTGCTGGAGAGAATAGTCTTATTTTACCATCCCACATACGATTTCGGTACATAGGCATAAACTTAAAACCAGGCACTTCAAACGTAAAGAACTCTGCAAGTTCCTGAGTAGTAGAAGGCTCTAAGTCTGAAAGAATCAGAAATACTTCATTCTTTTTAGATATGAGCATTTTGTAACGTATGAGCTTCTCCGTACTCACCTCTCATAATTACATTCCATGAAATAGTGATTCGTTCTCCTTCATTACTAGGAACCCAATGTTGCAACCAAGAAGGGAACACAACACCATGCCCTGTCTTAGAATTGACTTGAAACATGTTAGAGTTTTGTATTATATACTTTTCTTTTCTAGGAACAAGCACTTTGCATTGTCCTCTTGGATCAAAGAATTGCGTTCCAGCAGTTTTCTCTGAAGCCTTTAAATAGTAAACACCAGAGTGTACACTATTTGCATGTGTATGTGGTGGATGAATACTACCATCGTCCTGTAGGTTTGCCCACATTTGTGTAACTTCTACTTCCTGATATTCAAAGCCTTCTTGCACAAATATGTTGGAACTAAGTGCATGAACAAAATCTGTGAGGTATTTAAACTCTGGTTTTGTATGTAAATCATCATCTCCTTGATACAAACCAAACGGCAAACCTTCACCTGTACGCACATCCTTATACTTGTTCTCAAACTTATCTGCAATATAATCAATCATATTTCTATGTTGTTGATTTGTAATTTCAGATTCAAACTCGTAGATTGATGTCGGGAATAAATTTGTTTTGTTTACATTAACCATGTCACTATACTCCATCTTGTCCCTTTAGTTACCTCTTTTGCTTCATGGGGAAACATAAAGTTAGAAGGAAATACTATAGCTGAACCCTTCTTTGGTAAATATTGATGTTCTGCTACAAAAAATTCTCCACCTTCATAATCATCATTAGGATATAATAGAGCAGATACTTGTGGGTATCCATACTGTTGGCCATGACTATGGTGTATATTATCACAATGTTTAGACATAAACCCACCTTTATCATACCTATTAATTCTAAAATCTGTTGTTCGTTGTACACTGAATAAAGGGAAATCCTTTGAGTATCTTTTAATAACTTCTTCATAACAGGATAATATTGTAGGCCATAGTACACTATCGTTCTTGACCCAAAACTCATTCATGCGAACTCGTTCTTCACTTTCAATTTTGTTATCATTATTAGAATATGTTGAAGGAACAAACACAGATTCGGTACATCCTAATATTTCTTCACATTGTACCTCTGTCATTATGTCTTCATAATATTTTATATAATCTGATACTAACCAATTCATATCATACCAGCTTCAAATTTCTTCCAATTGATAGCATGACTTACATCCCAGCCACGATTGTCGATAGACTTAATTATACCTTCGATATATTTGATTACAATTTCTAGATAATTTATTTTTGCACCAAGTTCTATAACCTCATCATCAGAATTAATATACATTGCAAGATCAGTTTTTAGTACTTTTAGATCAAATGGTTTTGTTACGTATATTTTTGCATCTGCTTTACCACCATAATATTCCCACTTGGCTCTGTACATTTTTTGGTAGTCACCTTTATTTTTGACAAGTAAAAGTTCGAACCGTGTTTTGTAGTCTAACCATTTTGATTTGATTTCTTGGTTGCGAAAGGACTCCTGATCTAGATGCTCTTGATCAGTGATAGGTAGGTCTTTGTAAGCTTCTTTTTTCAGTTCTTCTAAATTCATAATATAACTTTCTTAAATTTGAGCAGTACGGATATAACTTTGTTTTTTTATCTTGTCTTTAAACATAGACTTTATCTGACATTTGTTAAAGTTTATCTCTTACTACTCAAGGATATTTATAATGTTGTTAAAGTGAAGATTTTATATTCAAACGTGGCAGTCATTGTTAGGTAATCAACATCAGTTGCAGCCTGACTATAAGATAACGCTCCTATAGTAGTAGGAAACATATCTTGAAAATCTATCTGTACTACAGGATTATTCTTATTTGATAGCAACATAAGATACCCATCAGAATATAGAGCTGCATCTGGAATAGCACTACCAATCCTATCTTCAGCTGGTTGGTTTCCTGACTTAGCAGGGGTATTGGAAGTGGTATCTCTAAATTGTGAAAACTGGCTTCTCTTTTCTGGAAACCCCAATCCTGTTATCCAATCATGTAAAGAAATATAATTCTCCATATATTCATCTATTAAAAATGTTATTGTTAATGGGCCGTATGTTAATTTTTCGCCAGGTATTGGTATATCTTTAAATGGTGTATTCATCACAGTAGTGCCTAAAGCAATATCTGGAAGGTCTACAGCAGTTACAAAATATTCTACTAACGGTAACTGATGTATACCAAACTTAAACTGAGTTGGACTTGCGTAGTCTAACTTAGTAGGTTGTCTTGCCATAGGGCCGTTTTCTACCATTTCATTCTCCTGTTACTATTTAGGTACAAAAAAAGGGGGAGCAAAATGCTCCCCCAAGTTTAGTAGTTCCCTTATTTTACATAAGGTTAGTAACTTTAACTCGGCGATACCAAGCGTTTGTGTTTGCATCCAAGGAAGCATCGGAATTAACCGTGTCACCAGCGGCAACTGCATTTGCAGCAGCAAACGGATTAGCAGCAAGACCATAACGTGTCTTGAAACCAATCTTAGGTTGAAAGGAACTTTCACCAACCGCACGAACCATTTGTAATGGAACATATGGGCAATAAAAGAAACCAGCGTCATAAGGTGAAGTACCTTTATAACCACAAACATAGTACTGAGAAGCAGCTACGTTAGCAGAATAAGGATCAACATAAACCTTAAAACGTCCGTTCATAACACCAGCAAAAGTAGTAGAAGTGTCATCAACAGAAAGATTGTTGTTCAAAGCAGGTGTGTAATCAAGAACACCAGCCATGTTAAGAGCGGAAGCAACGTCTGCTGAAACTATCAACATGTTACCTTTCCCTCTACGAGTTTGCTGACCAATTGCATTGGCATCACGTTCGATTGCGAACATAAGACCTTTGAATTTTTCAACAGACCAACGACCATTTGAGTCGGTGTCTAGATCGAAAATACCAGCAGTTGTCGTATTTACCTGAGCACCTTTAACGGCAGTCACATAAAGTGAACGAACAACTTCACGGTTGATTTCTGCAAGAATTTCAGAACTCAAGATATTAGCAAGTTCTGTTTCTGCGTCAAGACCATGAATTGCTTTCAAGTCTTGAGCAAGTTCCATTGTGTACTCTGCTTTTAGAGCACGTGAAACCGCAGTAACCGTTGATTTTTCGATTGAGAACGCCATCTCTGCGAAAGCGTTAGTAGCAGAGTCACCCAATGCTTCTGCCTGAGCAGTAGTCATACCAGTTGCAGAAACATAAGTTCCAGCAGATGGGCTGTCATTAAGAACAGCAGGGTTAGTCTCAGTACTTCCAACATCACCACCACCAGTTGTACCAGCGGCGTTTTGGTTAGATGCACCTTGCTTACCAGGCATTGATTCATCCATAAGTGCTTCTGCACCGTCTTGTGAAGTAAACGAAGAGCGCATTGCAAAGATAAGACCAGTTGGCCCTGTCATTGGTTGCACACCGCAAACGTCATAAGCAATAAGGTTAGGCATTGCACGGCGAACGAGGGAAATTAGGATCGGATCCCATGTATCCATTTGTCCACCAGACATTGCGTTGACTGGCGCTGCTTCTGCAAGCATCATTGCGTCTTCACGCAAAGCTTTTTCTTGGTTTTCCAAGATAACTGTAGTAACTGCCCGCTTATAAGAATCCTCAATCTTAGGAAGATCGGGGTGTTCTAGGACTGGCTGCCACTTTTCTTGTAGATGTTCTGTCTGAAACATTTTGTTTCTCCTTTTTATTTACATCTGTTTTTTATAATATTATGCACTCGCCTTTTGATCACGACTGATAGCAGACATATACTTTCGCATACTATCTGTCGTATCAATGTCCTGAGCGGTGCTGTCTTCTACATTATCAAAAGAGTCTCCATCAGCAAGTAATTTAGGAAAATAACTTTCCTTCAAGGTACTAAGTTTTTCTTTGAAAGTATCTTCATCGGAAAACTCAACGTCCTGTGTTAGTGATTTAAACTTCTCAATTTCGGTATCGGCTAAATCTTCGGAAACCTCAGAGATAACCTGTTCACGAACTAGAGTGTTTTCGACTTTCTTACCATCGACATTCTTTTGAATTTCTTCATTCAAACGAGCCTCTAAATCGCTAATCTTTTCACTTTGTGCTTCGAGAACGTCATATTTCTCATCAGGCACATCGATGTAATGGTCTTCAAATAATTGTTTCAGTCCAGAGATGAAATCCTCTGCAATCTCGCCTTTAAGTCCACGCTCGATTGCCAATTCATTCTCTTTAGTCCATTCTTCCACTACGTAGTTAAGATAAGTGTCAACTTTCTCAGTCAATTCTTCCTTGAAAGTCTCCATATCTGTTTCTTTTTGAGTGTTTGTATCCTCAACGATACGCTCTACTTCTGAACGAATCTTTGATTTAACTGCAGCCTCAAATATTGTTGCCGCCTTTTCCTTAAACTCTTCTGACAAATCTTCACCGTCAACAAGAGCATCAACGTCCTCTTTAACATTGATATTTGCAATTTTTTCTTCAATCTCTTGCTTTGCAGCTTCAAGTCTTGCAAGTTCTTCTGTGGATTCTGCGTTTTCAGCTTCTTCCAATTTAGATGCGTGAGCAGCAATCATTTCTTCAATATCGGTTTTCTTCATTTTTGCAATATTTTCGATATGTTGTGCTTTAGTCATTTTTGGTGCCTCTTCAAGAACCTCGTCACCTTCTGGTTCGTGGGAAGCAGCAAGTTTTTGGCTTTCGCCTGGCGTTGAACTGCCTGAACTTCCTTGTTTCACTTTTGGTTCCTCCTTAGCACCCTTATTTTGAGCGTCTTTTACTTCTGATGCAGCTCCAGATGCTTTCTTACCAATCTCTTTTTCAGATCGGTCTTCATCAGCACCTTTTTCTACTTTTGCGTCTGGTTTAGCACCGCCGAGGTCTTGAGCTTTCGCTCCATCTACGGAATCAGCACTTTCTGAACCAGCAACTTTTGCAGCTGGTTTTGACGCATTGGAGACATCATCTCCAGCGTTATTTGAACCCAAGCCAAGGTCTTTTGCTTTACCTAGAGGTTTTTCTGATGCTTCCTCAAGTTCTGCAAGAACTTCCGCTTCGAGCTCTTCAATTGTTTGTTCTAGTTCATCGGACATAGGATGTCTCCCTTTCTTTGTAATATTTATTTATAAATTAGAGTCTTTTAAGAAACTTTGCAAACTCCAAAGCTTCTATTTTTGCGTTTCTGTTGCGTTGTTTTACGTCAAATTGTTGTTTTAGTTCTACTAAATGGGATTCTAAGAGGGCTCCGTTATTCCAAACCCACTCTTTTCCTTCCATAACACCTTCAACGAAAGCATTTGGTGCGGAAGGATCAGCAACAATATCAGCTGCAGTAGCAAGGTAAAAATCACTTTGCACTACATTCGCACCTTCTTGGCCTGGGGTTTTTGACACACTTCCCATACCTCGACTCGATACACCTAACTTACAACCATCGTCCATAAGACTTTTCACAATTTCTCCCATAGGTGTGGACAAAATCTTTGCCTCTCCTAAGAAGTTTTTTCCATCTCTCTTTAAACTTGTAGTTATGTGTGAAGCTCGCTCTAAATTCACTGTTGGGCCGTCTGGATGTCCGAGTTCTCCATATGCCCTGCATGGTTCAATAAAATTTTTATTATATTTGTCTACTTCTGGTTCAAGAACGTCCATTGGATATATACGACCATTGCGGTTTTTAATGTCTGCTTGAAGGAAAACACCTTTAATCTTGTAGTTTTTCTTACCACCGTTTTCTTTTGCTTCGGTGACAAATTCTACATCTTCTACGGCTTCTGAAAATAGTTTTACAACTTCCATGTCATTTCCCTTATGTTATGTTATCAAAACCTGATACTTTTTTGCATCGTATAATAACTGTACCAATACATGCTGCATCATTTTCAATATAAATGTCTCCAGTGATACCACTACCTGCATTATTTGCGATAGAAGGCATTGTCTGTGCGCCACCATTGTAATTACCATTCGTATTCAGAGAGAAAGCAGTTACGTTTGAAGTTGCATCCCATTCAATTTCTGTAATAGAACTGACTGTCCACCAAATAGAAACAATAGTTACTCTAGGGTCTGTCGCCGCACCAGCAAGTTCAGATGCATCAATAACTTTTAAGGCGGTTCCATTTGTTCCAGAAATTGTGTGCTTTGTGACAAGTTCAAAATCTGAATCTACTAATGTCTGTGTTGCAATGGCCATTATCTACTCCCTAGATTGATAACATTTCTCGTTCAAAATAATTCATTAATTCTTTATCAGGTACTTTAAATTTTTTTGAAACTTTTTTAATTGTTTTTTCGAAACTATTTAGGAAATCCGAAGGTTTAGAATCCATTATTTTAAAAATATCATCAACAGCGCTCTTCATTTTAGGCGATAATTTCTTATATTGCCTAGAATTCCTATGCTCATCCTTCTCTACTACCGTAGTTTCATAAAGATTTTCAAAATTAATCATCTTCTTCCACTGCCTGAGGTAGTGTACTGACAAAAGTTTTTGCAAATTCTCTACGCTTTACCTCTAAAGTTTCTCCAACTTTAGTAGACATTGCGGTTTTAAAAGCATCTTCGCCAGATACATTATCATCATTCATTATTGAGTCTACAAATTCTCTGCTCATTTTTTCTTCCTTACTATTAAATCAGAATCAATTTCTTGTTCTGGTGGTTGTTCTTCGGGTGGTGCTTCACCTTCTGGTGCATCTGGGTCTATACCCAAGGCGGTCATTTTTGCTCTATCGTCAGCCGGCATCTCAGGATCAATTGGCATACCAGAAGGATCGACAGGAATACGAGCAATACCATCTCCACCTGGCGGTAGAATAATTCCACCATCCATAGGATCGGTTTCACTCTCTTTCTTAATCTGATCACGCATTAATTGTATATCAGAATCATTAAGATGTAATACCTTCTTTAATACAAATTCTTTACTAAAGAATGTACCAATATAAGGTTCGATAGAACCTAACTGATTAATACGATCTTCAAGTAATTCTGATTCTTTAAGAGCAGCAAAGTGGCCATCCTCTAAGAAATCATATGAAATGTGTTCTTGAATTAGAGTCCAATCTTCTGCGGCAATGACACCTTTAAGGAGTAATTGGGTTTTAAGAACGTCTGTGAATAGGGGAGTAAACTTTTTACGAATCCTTTGTACGAATTTAGTAAATTTAAGTTCATCTCTTGTAATTTCTGTAGATCGTCCAAGAGAAAATCCTGATTCAGTTTCAAGTCGTGAAATCGGCACGTTAAGTGAACGGTATAATTTTCTTTGGAAATATGTGATATCATCTATCTCTCCTAAATTGGCACCGCCAGGGAGAGTAGTAATCTCCGTTCCTCTACCGCCTTCACGCCGTGGTAGCCAGAAATCTTCAAGCATAGACATATGATTTCGATCATCTCTTATTTCTCCAGTAGTCGCATCATAAACCATCTTGTTACGATATCTATTCATTACATCTTTAAGATATGCTTCTGCTTTTACTTTAGGTAAATTACCAACATCAATATAAAAAATACGACGCTCAGGAGCCCTAGAAATACGGTATATGACAAGTGCATCTTCGATCATCCTTAATTGATTAACAGGTTTTATAGCCTTATGTAAATAAGATATAACTCGGCCAGAGTTACCATCAAGTATTCCAGAAGGAACATATGCAATAGCATCTGGTGCAATCTTAATCCCTTGGTTTGCCCCAGAACCAGTAAGACCTGCTTTTTCTATACCTTTATCACTATAGATATAATATTCATTAATCTTTTTAATCATATCTACACCAGTTTTAGGGTCTGGCGTTTTAACCAACTCTCTAACTTTTTTTATTCTGGTAGATTCTATCCAACGTAATTCAGAAATACCCTTACGTGGATTCTTAGTGTCAATAATTTTATGAT